CTCGTCTTCTCCTTCGGTCTCTCCATATATTTTAATAGTTGCTATTCGATGAGAGTTTTTTCCATCTGCTCCAACTTCGTAAATATTTAAAAGTTTGATATGGATTTTCTCCTCTTCTGACATCAGGGCAATTCTACAATGTAGTGCTTCTGGTGAAACATTACTAGGAATTACCTTATAAATATTACCAGTATTCGGATTGGCTTCAGTCGTATTATAGTTTACGTATGTAAAGGTTCCAGTGCTAGTAGAATAGGCTTGCATTTCCTCTGTTTGAGAAGTTGCTTGATTTATAATAAAGTTACCATTCGAATCTAAAGCAGTGTTGTATAAAAATATATCGCCTTTGTAACTTTCGTTATCTTCAAATTCAAATTTTATCTTTCTTGAAGTTGCATTTTCTGAAATAGGTAAAACATATTCAGATCCTCCTAATTGTTTATAAACTTCTTCAAGAATAAAAAGATTAACAGTCTCATACAAACCAACAGAAACTTTTGGAGCATATATGATTCCGTCCCACGACTCGGATACTGAATCATAATTAAAATTTAATTCATGTGATGCACCATTAAAAAATCTGAGATTTGAATATTTTCCCATTTGTTATCTTATTTTAGTATAATTTTTACTAACAGTGTAGTTCTTATATATTTTTAGATGCGTTACAGCATCTACATATTTAACGATAACGTCTTGTAGTAATATAATAAAATCGCCAATATACTCATTTCTTAATAGAGCATTTGATAGCGATTTTGTAAGTATGCTTGTTCTAAAGTCATGGCCTAGGTTTTTTCTATTATCTTGCGTTTGAACTTGAAAGTCATAAATACTTTCATAACCTGCAGAAAATAGACCGTCAAATAAATTTATTTGTTCTTTAGCCATTACATTGATTTTCTATTTTGAGTTTGTATCGTAGAGTATATTGTGTTCTGTACTGGTGGTTCATCAAAATAAACTGATAATGCCGCCATTTCTCCAGTTCTTGCATCATCCGGTACCACGATTCCAGTTTGATCTTTCCAACCACCTCTAAACATTGCAACTTCTTGTTTACCAAGAATAATATCTCCAAAAGAATCTAATCCTATTACTGATTCAGGAAGCGGAGCTCCTGGAGCAAAATTAACATTTGCGGTCGTTGTATTTCTTTTAAAGAATACAAATTTCTGTTTTCCATTTCCAATAGTTTCTAAAGTCGGAGTAGAAGGAGTTACTGTTGTAGTCGTTGATGTATAATATCCATTTTTTCTAGCAGTTTCTTCAGTTTCAGAAACGAATCTAATATTTACTGAATCGACTCCATCAATACCTTCAATAATCGCAATTAAATCTGATTTTGGTAAACGATCTCTTCTTGTAATATTCATTAGATAATCAGAAACTTTAGCTCTAATATCGGTAAAAATATTTGTTTTTGAATATCCTTCGAAATATCTGATCTTAATATCCATTCTATAATACTTAGCAATTGGCTCCACGATTTGAACTTCCGTTGTAACCATCTGCTGGCCAGAATTTTCTAGCAAACCAAGTATTCCATTCTTCTCATCTGAAGAAAAGAAGAACTCATTAATATCTAGACTAAAATAATCTTTATTCTTTGTTAATTTCTTTTTAGTATTTGGCAGCATAAATAAGTAAATAATATTGTCATCATCTAAATAACCATCATCAGTTGTGTTATATGCATCAAGGTATGAAAATAAACCGTATCTTGATAGGAAATATTCGTAATTATCAGGGTGAGCCAACACAAAAGATTTACTAGCGAGTGGTGCAATTAATTTAGTTGTCTTGATAGTTTCTGGGTAAGCTCCCATTTTAGGCGCTAAACTGCATTCAAGCTCTAATATTTTATTTAGGTCATATGTCTGACCAGTTGAATCTGTTCCTTCTGATTGAAATTTAAAAGTAAGGTCTTTTGCGTCAATGAGATTTCCTGCTTCTCCACCATGCACGATATATTCTATTATTATTGAAGCTCCTGAAGATGGCATCATTCCAAAACTACCATTTCCAAAATACAAATCTAAACCTCCACTAATACCTGTTTTTATAAGGTAACCTTTGGTGGTTGGCATCATATCATATAAAGTTTCGTGTCTTGTCCATAATTCACCATTAACCGATACTCTTGTAGCGTAATGGTCTGTGTAACCCTTAGTATTAATATTAAAAGATTGTAGAGCCCCTCCGGTAGCTGTTAATGTTTGAGATTCGTGTGAACCTTGTATAATTGGAATCCTAATATAATTAAAATTAGATTTCTCAATTCTAAATTGATCGTTATTTGTTCTTAAAATATATTCTAATCCGTTTCCGTTTGCTTTAATAACCGAATTTGCTGAAATATTAATGGCATCTCCTGCAATTTCAGAATTTGCTGAAGTATTTAATCTAATGCGAATTTCTCCAATTGCTGAAGAACCTCTAAATGCATCATGTCCCGTTAATCTAGCAAGACCATAAATAGATTCTGGCTGTTGCGCGGTTATGATATTTTGTTCAACCGTAGAGTCTTCAATGTAGAAGAATATCAATTCTGATAATTCCGTCAATACGGTTATGATTTGAAAAAACGGAGAAGCCGGCGTAAATACTTCACCTAATCTTGAGTAGAGTCTACCCATATAGGTTTTAGTATCGACTAGTAATTCGCTAGCTTGGATTCTGGTTTTTTGTAAAAAGGTTAAATTTGTCATCTTATACTATGTTTATATTGCAACTTGAACTGTTTCTCTGCCACCATCAATATTAATATTAATGAATATCGCATCTCTATCGTTCGAGGATGTATCAAATTCAACATCAACTGTTACATTCATTATCCTCGCTAGTGGCACATAACGTCCTAGTTGTTCTTCGATTTCGTTTTTTATTTGAATGTCATTATAACTAAGACCGTAAACTAAATCTTCAAGATTACATCCAAGTCCAGGTTCTCCTAATACTTCTCCTCTTCTTGTAAAAAGAATAACGTCAATTTGAGCCAACAGAGTCGCAATTCTGCTATCAGACTGCAATTTTGTTGGGTCATAGTTTGGGTCTCCGTTAGTCTTAATATACAATTCCATTTAGTATTTATCGTGTTTTTATGAGTGCATCATCCAGTCAACTCCTTCGTCGCCTTTGATTTCTTCAATTACTGCTTCTAATTCTGATTCTCCTAAAGATTGAATTGCGTCTGCGTTTATTTGAATATTTCCTGGAAGATTAAAATTAAAGATTCCCATTTTGCTTCCTAATGAGATTTTAATCTTAGCTGCACAGTATCTAAAGAATGCCTCATCGTCAAACAATGCACATTGTGGCACTGTTTCGTAGCATTCGATAATAGTATCTTTTATAGGAACTTCGCCAGTGAATCTAAGTTCGTGTGTTAATTGACTATAATGAAATCCAGTTGGATTGTCTAGAATGCTTCTAGTTAAATCGAAGTAACTTTCATTAATTACATAATATTGTAGGTTCTCAGCACCAGAAACCGTTCCACTACCTCCATATAAACCACCATATAACATTTTTTCCATAGCAAAATCTCCAGTTGTAAATGTTACTGAAGTACCAGCTCCGAATCTAGATCCAGTAGGATATACTCCATAAACTGAAAATATCTCTCCACCACCAGATGTTATATCTTCTTTTGGAAGGGTAATACTTCTTGTTCTTTTAAAGTATGGGGTTTGAAATACAGAAACTGGAATTCCTATGAAAGTCGTTCTCACAGAATATTCGTAATTCTTATAAAACCATTTCTTGGCTCTTTCCACTATATTTTGAACTTCTTTTCTCGGTAAGTTCATTGGAATCATACAAGACCCACTAATATCGTCTGCTAACAGATTGATAAAATTAGTATAACATGTACTTGACCATGAAGGTGGTGTAGTAAGTCCTGAATCGGTACCTTGATAAATATCACTCATCTTTTAAATTATATTTTTGTTGAATCAATAATTTCAGTATCTTTAAAAATAGCTTCTTTAGTATACTTTCCTTCTCTAAAGATTCCATTATTCATTCTACCACTGTATACTCCATCGATTCCATGAACGTAACAGTTTGTTGAAACACAGCTTTTGTTAACATAGCATGAACCTATTTTAGAACCGTTTACTTGAGTTCCTTGATATAAATTACATGATAATAAATTTGCTGATTTTACATCTGACTGGAATATGTCGCATTGTGTAAGTTCTCCCATTATATTACATTTTATAAACTCGTAGTTCATAATATCGAAACAATAGGGTAGGTTACCGCCTTCAACCTGGATTCTTCCAGTATCGGAATCATAGTTAATATGTCCCTTATCTAATTGGCCATTGGTGAACAAGTGGACAACACGGTCTTTAATTTGAGGCCAGTAGATGTCAATAATATTCGGATCGTCATTTAAATCGATCTGTAAAGTAATATCTTTCCAGCCTTTATTGATGTTTCTCCAATCAAGTCTAGAGTTGATAATTTTTTTATTGTTTGTTAAGATTCTTTTTAGTTCAAGTTTATTATTACTAGAGAACCCTTCGCTTGTCGAAGTGTTCCATAATTGTAATAGGAATGAATCTAATAAATTTAAGATTTTTGATTGTTTTTTATGCCAATCTTCTCCTCCTAAATATCTAAACTCTAAATAATTCTTTGGTAATTTTTCAAAGTTTACACCGTAATACTTTGATTGAGGGAATATAAAATTAGTTTGATTAATATGGTTTCCGTCGTAGATATATGTTTCAGTTCTAGGCAAAATAAATTTAATTGACTTTGCGTACGCTGAATCTTTTCTCATTGGAAAAGCTTTCCAAACCTGCTCCTCCTTAAAATCTAAAATAAATTTAAGAGGACTCATTCTGGAAATTTGGTATTTGTTTCCAGTTAATTTAGGATCAAAACTTAAGTTAAGATGGATCGATGAACGGTCAGAAGTATAACCATTTTTATTAATCCAATCACATACTTTAATTATAATCATTCTAGCCTCTGAATAAGGCAAGGCGCCAGTAACTAATTCCATTAGTCCGGCGCCTCCACTCATATCAGGTTCTATCTTAAACTCCTTTTGATTTGGAGCAAATTCACTATGATGTTTCTTCTCGATTCTAATCTTCTTGCCTAGAACCTCAGCTAATTGCTTAGTTGTTTCTTCTAGACTTACATTTGCATAGAATTCGAATTCTACTCCTACGAGACCTTTTTGAAGAATCTCTGAATCACTTAGGTTAATCATTTACTGGATTTATATAGTTATGTTCACTATATATATCCTGTTAAGATTTAAACTAACTTTAGAAATACCTTCCTCGTTTCTTCTTCGATTCTAGTAATCACTACAGTTATTGGATCTCCCTTTTTAATATCTTGAATATTAATTCCTTCTAATTCGCTAGAATGTAAAAGTCCAGTAATTCCTTCCTCGATTTCAATAAATAAACCGTAATCTTTAATAGATCTAACAGTTCCTTGAACTTCTTGAGGTACAGTATATCTACTAGATGCTCCACTCCACGGATTAACATTAGAATCAGTTTTCTGAGTCAATGTTATTTTTGTAGTTGATATAATATCTTTAACAAAGAATGTAACTGGAGTTCCTGGATTTAAATTACCCTTAGCATAAAGTTCTGCTGTTTCGGTAGATAAATCATTGATGTGAATCATACCAGTTAAGCAACCATTAAATTCAACAAATACTCCGTATTTAGTCGAACCAGTTACATAACCTTCTTGTTCCTTCTCCATATTTGCTCTAAGTTCTTCAATATGTTGAGGAATCATTGCTTGTAAATATGCGCGATGTGAAACTACAATTGTACCTTTTTCTGGTGAGAACGATACTGGAACAACATACATGTCGGTTCCAATAATAGATTCAAAGTTAGCCAGTTTATTAATACCTGCTAAAGATCCTGGCATGAAACACTCGATACCTTGTACTGTTACCATGTAACCTCCACCTGGAATCATCTTATCAATCCTTCCAGCGTATGCTGTGCTTTTGGTTTCAGCAGCTGCCATTAAATCATTAATGATTGCCTGTTTCGTTCCTTCAGTTACAGAACCTAGGCAGAATCCTTTGCTTGAACTATCATCGATAATTTTAACAGTAAATTCTTTATCTTTTTGAATCAACTCTTTAAAAGCAGGAGATTCTCGATCTAGATCGATGTAGATTAATTCTCTGTGACCAACATCAATAGTTGCCCATCTTGAATCCATTGAATATATTTTACCAACTAAGTGGTCGCCATTCGCAACTTTAGATATAAATTTCTCTAATGAGCCTTCATACATGTGATACATTTGCTGAGCATCTTTTGCTAAAGAATAAACTTTAACACCATGTGGTACTTTAACGTGTGGATTTCCTTTTCTCATTCGGCTAGGACAGCCTTCGGTGTGTGCATCCCAATCGAAATCTTCTAATCCTTGGGTCGGCAACTCTTTTGTTGTTTTTTGGATTAGGTCTTGTTTTTGTACTAATTCTTGTAGCATTTGTTTGTTTAAATTAAAAGTGAATTATGAGTTATATATCGAATTTAAAAAGCAGTTGGCACGAAACCAATCATCGGAACAGGACCACCTGGCGTCGGTATCTGTCCCATGTATATGAATTTTAATTGTAAGATGTGTTTTGCACAAGCTGCTGCAACTGCTGCTGCAACTGCTTTGGTTGCTGGTTGTAATAGTGGCTCAACTTTTGCTAATTTACCAGTATTCCATGCTCTTCTAAGATCCTTTGCTAAAGCCTTTTTACTTCCATAATATAGAGGTATATAAGTACCTGGTGTAGGAATCAAGCATGGTGGAACCGGAGGAGCAGATTTAAATGGTGCAACGGCGCAACTCATCCAATAATTAATTATTGCGCTTGCCATAGTATCGTAAGGATCATCCTTTCCATCTTCTGGATCGGCATCCTTCTTTTCGGAAACTGCAAGTTCATCAATCCATTGTTTTTGCAGAGCATGATACTTATCTCGATCTACCTTATAGAGTTTCCTTTTTGCTTCAATTCTATCATTCTCATTAGGTGTCGTTGCTTTATCATGCGTATTTTGGGTAACATCATCGATACCTTTTACATAACATAGTTTACAAATAAGAAAATCCGTCAACCAAGTTGGCCATACTTCTTTGTCATCTAAATGTTCTAATTGAATAATTTTTTTATTTAGAGGATTCTTTAAAGTAGTTTTAAGATTTGAATTCACGCGAAGATATTCAGCGTCTGATTCTGATTGTATGATAGCGTCTTTTTTTGATAAAAAAGAAACTAATGAAGTTTCAAGAGCATATCTTTCATTAGCAATTAATAATTCGTATTCTTTATTAATAGAGTATGCTGTCTGTAGAGTAGGCACCTTAGACTTGGTATTATAAATATTAGTATATTTTGTAGTGATCTGACTTACTATAGTTTTTCTATCAGTAACACCAAGTATTCTAGCACATTCGTCTCCTACCTTTTTACCGTATTCTTTTTCGTATCCTAATGAAAATCTAGTCAAAAATCTTACAAATTTAATATTGCCGTCATTTTGGTATAAAACTCTTTTAACAATCAATTCAAGTTTCTCATCTTCTGTTAAAACTAATTTTGGCTTTACAGCTCCATTAATAACTTCAGGTGGTTTAGTTGCATCTGTTGGAATATTAATTTCAACAGTTTGATTTAATTTATGTTGAGTATCTGGAAATGCAGAATCAACTACATTTATTAAAGTATATTTTAATTTTCCGGGAACGTCAGAAGGAACATACATTTTTACAAATCCAAATTCGTCAGAAGTAAGTTGAACCGGTTCTCCATCGTTTAAAGTATATGTAAATATGTAAGGCGCTACACCGCTTTTACCGGTGAAAGTTAAGATTGGTTGATCTTTTTCTATTGCTGCTCCGAAAATGTCAGCACTTGTTAATTCAGGTGGTGTTCCAATTGGTTTTGCTGGTTCTGGTTTAGGGGGAAAGAATTCATAGAAGTTAGTGTCTGGTAATTTATCACCCTTACTAACAACCCATTTTCTAAATTCAGCTGCTGCATCGTATTTCTTTGGAATTGGTAGTCCTTCTAATAAGTCAGCATAATTCCCATCTTTAATCTTATCTTCTAATGTAGGAGCTAAGGATTTAAATAAATCATTGAATGCTTTTTTGAATCCAATTTCTAATATCGTCTTTTGTCCAGAACTATGAAGATTTCCAAATGGGGTTTGTGCGGTTTTGACTGCATTAAAATATTCGTTTGCCACAAACGTACCAAAGTCATCTGCTCCTTTAGAAGATCGACTTGCTAGTTTTGATGATACGTTATTTATAAATAGTGGCCACTGTGCAGGCATAATGTTATATTTTATAAGATATTTATCCTAATTATTTACCTTCTTGCTGATATGGCTTATGTACTGGAGCCCATGGTTTAACAGGAGGTCCACTTGGACCGGTAGGAGTAGGATGTGTATGCGAATTATATTCAGACTTAAATGATTCTAAGAATTTTTCTAATGATTTACCCCTAACTGCAGGTTCTTTAGTATCTTCTGATGCCTCTCCAGTATTTGACAAATAAACATTACCAGCATCTAAAAAGATTTTAGTATCTGTGCTGATTTTGATATTGTTCTTCTCATCGATTTGTATTAGGGGTCTCTCCTTGGCACCCTTACCTTTTGTGATAATTATACCATCTTTAGGAGAATGATAGATTCTGATGCCACGTACTTCATCGTAGACTAATGAGATAGTTTGTTGTGCTTCATCTTCTGACAAGGCATCTAAAACCTCTGATTTTAAAATTTTACGTTGATTGACCTGATAGAAATATTCAGGATGGTATAAGTTACCATTATCAAAACGAACAGAAACAACGTCATCAACATTTGGAATTGCATGAGCACCTACAGTGCCTCTGTTTCCGCAAGCAGCCCAAGGAATATCAGCAGGTGGTACATTATCGAATTTACCAAAGACAAGAACTTTACATCTTCCATTTTTTAATGGGTCTTTGTTATCAACAACTTTACCGAGCCAATGGGTATCCCTAATGTTATCATTTCCTATTTCGTCGATTGTTGCCATGTATTATCTTTTATATACGTTTCCTATATTAATCAAAGCGTCTCGATTTGCTTTATTTAAGACGTCAACTAAAGGAGTTCCATTTAGAAAATGAACGTTCCTACCAACAGTACTTTCTATTGCAGCAGATATTTTTTTAATATCAGTTGCGGCATCTAATGCTCTTATAGCCTTTCCGTAAATATTTTCTAATGTTGGAATTCTACGATTAACTAGTCTACGTGCTTCAATTTCAGCCTCTTCGGCTTTAAACTTAGCCATTCTAGTTAAATCTTCAGTTGCTCTTTTACCAGTTTCTTTTAGTTTATCTTTAGCTTTATTCTTAAGGTTTTTCATTCCCTTAGCTAAATTCTGCTTCATCGATAATTTTTGAGCCTGCGCTGGATCAGCTGCGCTCATACCAGCTTCTAGTTCTGCTATTTCCTTAGCAGTATCTGGATCTAAACCAGCTTCTGGATCCATTTGCCTTCTATCAAGATCGTTGTACTTATTTTCTAGTTCAAGGACTGGAACAATAGTTTCTTTTTCAGCAACTATATTTTGTGTTGCATCTTTCTTTGAAATATCTTTAGATTGAAATATTGCACCGTTAAGGGCTCTTGCATCAACTCGATATACTCTATTGTAGTTAATTATAATCTCATTTGTTGCTGCTTCTGGAGCTGCTGCTGATAAATCAGCTAGTGCCTTATTACCGCTAATCATATCGAATTCGCAAAATCTAAGTTCAAACATAAAGAAAGGTCTTAAGTTTTCTCCGGTTAATACACCGGCAGCTGAATTATCATATAAACCTCTAACATCTGAAATAAACAAATACATTGTAAATTTTCTTAAATTAGGAGGTAGAATATAACGCCAATTAGATTCATCCCATACGGCTTTACGATATAATTGCATTAGACCTGAGATATTTAAATTAATAGTCTCTAAACAACCGATAGTTAACTTAGCATCGTCACCTCCAAAGAAAGGATTTTCAGGAGTAAATTGAACCATTCTTTCAACTCCAGCAAGAGATTGCCAATGCCACGGCATTTCAGAATTAATTTTATATAAAGCCTCTTTAAAGGCTAATAAAGAATCTAATTTATGTTGATACTTTGCAGGATTTTGATTAACTAAATGTTTTTTCATAAAACCAGCAGCCTCTCCATTAAATAGTGGAGAAGTTAGTTGCATATCAAATAATAGTGTAAATGAAAGATATGTAGGATCTTGATATGCAGACATGTCAGTACCCGTAATGTCTCCTTTTTTAAAGAGACCTGATTTTCTAAACGATGGTAAATCTATGAATGCTGACATGTGTTATATATTGTTTTTAAAAATTAGTTTATTGTGTTAAGCTTACTAGGCCATTCTCTTCTTAAAAGAGTTATTTTCTGTTGGATTCCTGCGCCGGTATCAGAATCATACATATATTTAATATCTTCTACAACATAATATCCAGTGTGAAATTCATCCATTGCTATCTTACCTTCACTTTCAGCTTCAAAATCTTCTCCATATTCTTCACCAACTGTTGCAAACCCTTTTTCTTTTTTCTTTTCTTTCAATGATTTTAATCTAGCAACTTCAGTATCATTATAGGCTACAACAAAAACAGGAATCTTCATATACATGTAGATACTTGGATTAATCTGATCTAGAGTTACTTCCATTTTAATTTTGGTAGACTCATTATAATTCATTTTATTTTGAATCGCTGCATAATAATGGTGAATACTCATATTGCCATGAGTTTTATCAGCATCAATCCTACCTACATATTTCTGTTTAACTTCGTCTTCAAATCTAGTATCGTCTTCTTTTCCTCCACCATCTTTTCTACGACCTCTTAGAGGTTCTTCAATGTCAGACATTTTTTTACTAGCCATCGATTCAATATCAAAAGAAACTAGACCCTCATCACTATCGTTTTCAAAATATTGCATTTTGATTTTATAACCCATCCGTGCTGTTTTTTCACCAGACTCGTTAATTACTTTAAATGATTCAAAGAATTTCGGACTAGCTTGATATTCAGGATGATTTGTAATTAACAAAGGACCTTTAATTACGTTAGCGCTATCGTCATCACCCGGATTCTTATTAAAATCCTCTTGTAACTTTGAAAAGTAGCTTAATTCTAAATCATTTTTAGAATTAAAAACTTTATTTAGATCAACGTAATTCAAATGGTAATATGGATCAACTCTACATACAACAAAGCTCTCATCATCGATATAACCATGCTTTACAATATCTTCTATAAATTTTGCCTTTGAAATGTATGGGCAAAATCTTGACATTTCATCATCTGTCTTGTCAATGTTAGTAGCAAATCCTAATTTTAATTCAGTTGCAATTTCTTCTAAATGATCTAATGAAGTTTTCTTACCATAACCTTTAGATTCTTCAGCATAAAGTTTTGGTATTTTTAATCTTCCAGATATTCTGTATTCTCCTCCTGGTAATGATTGCGGATTTTGACCACCCTCGGGTGCAGCATTTGCACTACAATTAATAATATCAAAATCCATTCTAATATCTTTAAAGACATCAGTTTGTCTAGAAGCTAGCCTAACACTTACAACATCACCATCTCTTGGAATAGAATCTCCTTTAAAATAGTTATTAGTGTCCATAAATGTAAGATATACTTCAGGAATAAATCCTGACATATCTATTGAAAGAGTGTTAATGTCAAATTGTTGTAAATCAATTTCATTAATTCTAATAGCAGGTGTAATTCCACCATTTTCCTTAGATATTTTAATTCCACCTGGTTCTTCTTCTTTTCCAGAATCATAAACCATCGGATCCAATTTTAAAGTTGGTTCAGTAATTACGAGTATATGTCTATCTAAATCACTTGCCATTAAGCGTCTTTATTTGTATTGTTAATTGTATTAATCTTTTGTATTTCTCCTGGAAAAGCCTTGTTAGAAGTCAACAGAGCAGTGGTTCTATCCGCCGAAGAAGGTAAGGCAGCACCAACTATTAATTTTCCGTTTTCAATAATGACGTTTTTTTGATCTGTTTGTAAAACATTAGGAGGTAGGATTTCTTTAGCACCGTTAGGTTTTAACGCAGCTTTTCTCTTAAGATAATCTAATCTATTCTGATCTTGTATAGGAAGTCTTTTAGTTTCAACAAACCTGTCTCTGACAACATTTGATTCTGACATTCCGATCCCTGGTTTTTTAAATGTTTTTTGTAAAACATCCATCGGTGGAATATAGAGAATATCTCCTTCAGCTATTGAAAATGGATTTGAAATACCATTAAATTTTAAAAGCTGATCGACATAATCAGCAGAATTATAAACATTTAATGAAATAAGATCGATTCTTCCGGCATAATATTCTTCCACGTTAAAAACGCGCGATATTTGTATATAATCTGGGAATAATAATGTTGGTTCAGTCATGATGATTTTATCATCAATCTCTGAAATTTTCTTGTTTTTTAATGTTTTCATTAGTCAGCTGCAAATTTTCTGAACGCGTTATCGATTTCTCCAGCAGGATTTCCTTCACCATTAAGGTTAACTGCAGATGAAGTTTTTTCGCCATATCCCGATACGTCTCTTGTTTTATTAATATTAACACCATCGTGTGGTTTAAGATAGAATCTACCTCTTCCGGCATTAAACATACTTTCAATGTCGGTTTTATCTCTTGGTCTTCCAGGTTTTAGGGTGATTTCTACTTCCATTTCTTCTGGAAAATCTTGAACACTATTACCACCTTTAAAAGATACTTTAGTTCCAGTGCAACATAAGTTACCCATAACCATCATAGGATTTAAAGGATTTCCAACCGTTATGTGCCATTGTCCAGTGGCGTCTCCTGTTAATAGCGCGTTTGCTACCATAGGAGCTTGGGGCGAATTAAATAAATCTTGTAACGCACCACCTATTAAGTTTTTTGCTAGGTTAGATCCGCCTAACCCGTTTTTCTTAATGTCATCAACTATATTCGTTGCCATTCCTTGCAAGTCTGTCATTACCGATTTTAAAAATCCTCCGTAATTTCCTGCTTGTAATAATGCTGCATTACCAAACGGTTTACCAACTGAACCACTACCTAAATATCTAACTTCTCCTCCCCAGAACGGAGCAGTAGAATAAGTTAGAGCTAAAATGTTTGCTAATTGATCCATAAACAAGACTTTTGGGTTTGCACCAAATAGTCCTTTCATTTCATAATGAAATTTAATAGTAAACTCTTTTTCAAATTTTAATCCGTCCGGACCTCTAGTTAACATAGTAGTAATCTTATTATAAGGTCCAAATATATGATTTGGATATGTACCTTTTAATGGATCAAAGCCTGAACCGGCTGCTTCTACTCCTCTTGAATTACCAATACCTTGACCTGCAGAGGTAAATGCTTTACCTACCGCAGTACTTAATAATCCTCTACCAAAAGATCCACCAGAATCATTACTATTATTTGAAGTAACCTCTTGAACATCTGCCTTTTGTTCAGCCCAATCATAACTATAATTTAGTGAAAGTATTTCATTTAAAGAGTTTCCGGTAGCTTCTGACATCCAAGTTACCGCTCTTGCTATATCTGGACTTTTCGTTTCGTTAAGTTTTCCATCTGATCCAATTGTAGCTGGTGTAATAATATCATCCTCTACTGGAAATGGAAATCTTCTAAGAGTAATCAAATAATTGTTTGGTATTTTACCTAGATATTTACACATTGCAAAATCAGCATAATCATACTGATAACCTAAATTACCTTTTACTTCCTTCGAACGTTCAATAATATTAGTAATAGTAGGTTCAATTATAGTAGTTATATCGATTAGATTATATTCTCCTTCATTTAACGCGGCTTTTGCCCGGATTCCAGTCAATGGAGTACCTCGATATTTCATTAAAGTGTATCTGTTAAATGAAGAGTATGGTAGTTTACCTTCTGATATTTCTGGTCCATCTGGACCTTTTTCAGACTTTACAAGTACTTTCTTTCCAGTTTTTTTATCCTTTTCAAAAGTCTCTTTAGAGTCTCCAGGTGGTTTAAACTTATATGACTCTACTGAATTATTAGTATACATCTTATTATCCCCAGGAATTCCAAAACCGTCTTCTACTAATTTTTTATCAAAATTAAATGGATTGTTTTCGGTATTTGCAAAGTTCGAACTCTTACCAAAGTTTGTAATTGGCTCAATAGGACTAGTTGTATTCTCTGATTTTAAAACATCAGCTGGCAAATCGTTAGATCCATAGGTTGTTTTTGTCGCATCTTTACTGTCAACAATTGTATGTTTTCTTTTTACCGCACCCGCTGGCTTCGAAGCCTTTTTAGGATCTTTTCCAATATTATATGCTCTCTCATACGTATCCTGCGCGGTTTTAATAAGTGAATCTACTATTTTAGGCATTAAATTCCATCTTTTTTTAATAGGCAGTATCTACCTATCTTATATATTCATAATACACGAACATACTCTTTCTCTAATAATCCCAGAGCTCGGAATAATGGCATCTAATATATGATGGTATATTTATCTGGATTCCAACTTTGTACTTTTTTCTGAATCGCGTATTAAAATCAATATCTTCGCTGGTTTCTGTGGTATCTCTCCATTTAATATCATCGACATTTTTATGGATAAAAAGCCATGGAGCCATAGTCAGCATTCCAGGTTTCATCGCACTAATAACCCATTCGCTATCAAGACCTTTGATTTTATATAATTCATGGTGGTTTGTCGCATACATTGAAGGGGTTTCAGGCCAAGTAGCAATTACATTATCATACCATGATGCATTTGTATAAAAATCTAGATTTGGCGTTTTATTAAATTCCTGTACTATTAATTGACAATGATTCGAGAGTAGGAAATCATCAGAGTCCATGTAAGTTATTAAGTCTCCGCCGGCTAGGGTAATTCCAACTTGTCTAGGAACTCCGCGGTAATATTTTTTACCATCAACAAGTTCATACATATTTGGAATTCCTTTTTTATCGACGAATGCGTATTTGATTTTAGGGTCAGATTGAAATAGTTCCATATAGGTTTTATGAACTATCTCACATCCGTCGCTGACAATAATCAATTCTATATTTTCATAGGTTTGATTCTTGAAACTAGAAACTGCCCTTATGAATTTATCAACTGAATTTATTCGTGATCCAGGATAGTCTCCTAGATATGCCTGCATAATAATAGAAATCTTTGGTTGTAACATTATCCCTTGTCTATTTTATCTAATTCTACCGAATCAGGTCTATATAATAATTTATCAAAATAATTCTTTTGATCGGGAAGACGTTCGCCTAAGAACTTGCTAAGTGCTATCGTGAACTCATCCTTGACATGATAGTAATATTGTCCCTTTGAATATGATGATCTGTTGGTCATCTCGTATAACTCCTTTAAATGTTTTTCAACAAAGAAGTCATGTAAGTTTATAAATAGCTCGTTTAGTTCGATCTTGGTTCTGACACAAAAGATAGAGTCGACCATAAACATGTAACTCTCCCATTTTTCAGAAAATACTCTCTCCAGATCTTCAATCTTGGAGTATTCTTTTCTACTTAAATTAATTTTAGTTTGTTTTCCGTCAAAGCCTCCATCGAATGTTAGGCCAAAGAAATATCGTTTAAGAAAATCGATATCATCGAACATTTTGTCGATCTTGAGCATGTACTTTGGCATGTTCTCATCGAACTTGACATCGTAGATTACTGCTCTTACTGGAAATAGAATATTTGGAAATCTTTTATTAGAAAGCAGAGCATGGATTTTATCACCTTTGGTAAATAATTTATGCTTTATCATTTATTAAGTATTCAATGTTATCGAATTGAGTTAATATGTCGTCTTCGATTTCTTTAGTTTCTGATAGGACTATTAAATTAAATTCAAAGTCTCTATAATAGAAATCAGTAACGATCTCCTTGAGATTTGAGACTGTTACTGGTTCTAAGTTTTTAAATAGGTATAATATTCTTTGATCTGTGTGAAAGATTAGTGCTGCTTCTAAAGTTTTAAAAATATGAAGGCCAACGACCGACGGGTTCGGTTCCTCTCCATAAGGACAAGATTTTGCTAATTTGCTTGAAATAGCATAGTGGTCAATTATTGTATTATATTCAATTTCTATTCCCTTTGTGAAACGAACATAATCTCTTCGTTGATCTGACCAAACGCAGTCGATTATTAAACTCATGATTTTTTAAGAAGGGATTCGAGCGTTTTAATTCTTTTCTGAAAAGAATTAATTTTGGCTTCGATTTCAGCCAAGGTAGGCTGATAATGGTCTCCCCAATCCTTTATTATTTTTATTTGATCCGAATCCTTGGTACTTCCAAATTCTAAACCGCAATCTTCAGAAATCTCATATAGAAATTTAATCTTATTTTCGCTAGCATTATCGGATTCGAAATCATAAACAACAACTGAACTATATCCTTCACCAGCAGCGTTGGCATTATCCTCTTCCACGCTTTTTATAACGCCGTTATCGGCTAATTGTACGGTGATGACTTGCATAAATAGTTGTTATTTGTTTCTAGCTAATCTTAATTGACTAGCTTTTGCACTAAGCTCTCTTGATTTTTTCTTATCTTCGCGATAAGTTTCTTTATTCTTTACTGCCATTAATGACCAAGATTCCTCTAATAAAAGAATTTCTTCAGCATTGTAGCCAAGTTCAGCCCATAATTCTTTTTGACGATCTAGAATAATTTGAAGTTGATTCTCCATTTGATCCATCGCGTTTTTGGTGTTTTGTTCATGGATCATTTCACCATCTTTAGCACATTTGTCGTACCATGCTCTAGCTTGAGGTGATCCGAATCCAAACATGTTTTTTACTTTTAAATAACCGGCACGCTTGTACATGTCACGGCGTTGTCTTCTGTTGGGTGTTTCGTTATTAGTCATTATAATAATTGTTTAAAAATTTTAGTACTTCTTGGTTAATATAGTTTTGAAGTTTATCTATCTGTATTTGAGAGGTCACTACCGTAGAAATAGTATTTAGCATCTCTTCTTTAGTCTCATCTCCGTTTTCTAATAACATTGAGAAAACTTCATGTTTTGGTAGATTAATATTTAACTTAATATCTACCGTTTCAATATTCTTTGAAGATAGTTTGATAATTAATTTTTCTAATGGAGAAGTTTCAACCTGTTTTACAATCGGTTGAATTGATACTGGTTTAGTAGGTTCGATTATCGGTTGTGGAGAAGAACCTAACATTATTTCGTTTGCTGGTGGAAATGGAAGATTGTTAATATCGTGTACAACTTCCATGAATTCATTTCTAAGATTTTTAAAGATCCTTGATCCGTCTTTAAAGATAAAAAAGTCATTATCTTCTGACTCAACTTCTACAACCTTACCAAAATCGTCGCCCTTTTTCCATTGAAATCTTTTAACCTCTGGAATCTTAGTTTCTTTTTCTATAACTTCTGTGCTCATTTCTTTTTTAGGATTAATTTTTATTAATTTACTAATCTTCGATAGTATTGAATTCTTTATCAGATTCATTGTATTTTTTCATGAATTTTTCTATAAATCTCTCTGATTGTTTTCCTTTTTCTGACCCCATCCAGCACTCAACTCTTTTAATATACATGTTGTAAAAGTAGTGAGAACCCTCGTTCTTCAGTTTATCTTCTAATATTGTCACATCCTCTGGATAGTGTCTTATGTTAAATCCCATATTAATATAATATATTTATTCGTTATTCCAAACTACGTCCTGGTAGACAGTAATTCCAGCTTTTGTCAGTAGATCGACCCCGCTAGTATCTCTATAATCTTCGCAATAATGTACCTCAACTATTCCAGCCTGAATGATTAATTTAGAACAATCAAAACAAGGCATCGTCGTCGTATAAAGAGTAGTTCCAACTGAACTAATTGTTGATTTTGCTAATTTACTGATCGCATTGGATTCAGCATGTAGAACTTCTCTCTTAGTAACAAATCTATGGCAAGTACAACTATTATCATGTGGCATCGTCCAACCCATATCTTCTAACATCATAGCAGCATCTGGATTATCATAATGTCTCGTTTCAACTTCTTCGCATTCATTCTCAAATCCATGGGGAGTACCATTGTACCCAACACTAATGATTTGACCGTCTTTTACAATAATGCAGCCAACTTTTCTACGCTCAGCATAGCTCAGTTTCGCGATTTGGTAAGCGATCTGCATGTATATCTTATCTATTGGGATTCTAGGCATATTAAATAAAAAATGGATCTGAATAATTATATTCAGATCCATGATTTAGTTTATTTTAAATAGATTTTTATTAGTCTGCTGACTTCTCTTCGGCATCTGCCGGAGTTTCTCCATTCATTGTTATTTTAATTTCTTCAATTTTATTAGAGAATGCTTCTTTAATCATATTAAGCGCTGCTTCGAAGCTTCTTCGCCATATTCTTCTTTACAATCTTTACAAGCTTTAGCAGCTAAACCAGCAACTAGAGCAGCATTTTCGCACATATAAGCTTCTATAGTATGATCGTCATGTGCGTCTGTTTCCCAAGCCTTAGCTTCAACAACAACGCTTTCATAACATTTCTCTAATATTTGAGAAACTTCTTCAGCTTTTTCTTCTTCTTTAGTTTCTTCAGCTGGAGCTTCTTCAGCTGGAGTTTCTTCG